CCGTGGTCGTTCTCAATGAAGAAGATTGCGCTGTCTCGGCTGATCACTACGCCGACAAGTTTCTGGAAATACGAGTATCTTTTACCAGGCGACCGGCTTGGTAATCCGCACGCTGTGCGTGATTCTGCTGCAATTGGTAACTTTCTCAGCGTCGATTGGGAAATCCAGGGCGACAAACTGCTGACCAATCTGGAAGCAGTCTATATTGACTACCAATTCCAAACCCCTGAATTTGCGATGCCACAGTATTTCGTGCAATTGCTGAAATACATGGTGGCCTGGCACATTGCGGAGCCAATTACCGAGCAAGGCGACAAGGCATTGCGCTGGCGGCAGATTGCTGTGGGTGATCCGGCAGAGAATGGTCGCGGTGGCTATGCCCGGCAGGCGATGGTTATTGATGGCAAGAACCAGCCAGTGCGTGTGATTGAGGATTACACACTTGTCGCGGTGAGGAACTAATGCCGCGCTTCGTTGACTTCACGACAAACTTCAGCACGGGTGAACTTGACCCGCTGCTGCGTGCGCGTGTTGATCTGCAGCAGTACGGTAACGCGCTGGCCAAGGCGACCAACGTCCTGATCCAGCCACAAGGTGGCCTGCGCCGTCGCCCAGGTTTAAAGCATATTCTTGAGCTGCCCAATACCAGCACTGCCTCTGCAGGCAATGGCGTGCGCTTGGTGCCATTCTCATTTTCTGTCGATGATTCCTACATGCTGTGCTTTACGCATAACCGCATGTATATCATCAAGAATGGTGTAGTACAGACCAACATCAATGGCAGCGGAAACAACTACCTGACCACCACCATCGGCAGCAGCATTGTTGACGATATGTGCTGGACGCAGTCGGCTGATACGCTGATTGTGGTGCATCCTGACCTGCAGCCAGTGCGCATAACGCGCACCAGCGACACAGCCTGGACGGCCACCACGATCACCTTTGACAGCATCCCCAAGTACGCATTCAACATTGAATTTGATACAAACATCGGCTCGACGCTGACACCGTCTGCGGTATCGGGAAACATCACGCTAACAGCCTCTGCGACCAACCATGACAGCGGCGCAGCACAAGGCGGCACCAGTACCACCATCACGCTGAAATCAACGGCTAGTGCCACTGATGACATCTACAACGGCATGTATGTCACGATTACTGGCGGCACTGGATCGGGGCAAATTAGGATTATCAAGGACTATGTCGGCAGCACCAAGGTTGCGACGGTAGACACGCCTTGGACTGTCACGCCAAACGGCACAAGCAATTATCTGGTTACCACTTGGTCAGTAGAATCTGTCAACCAGTACGTCAATGCCAGCCCACAGGGTCGGGCAAGGATTACTCGGTACATATCTGCAACGGTGGTCGAAGCTGTTACCGAATACCCATTCTTTAATACCACGGTGATTGATGCTGGTCGCTGGGAACTGGAACACAATTACGAGGATGTCTGGTCGAGCGCTAGAGGCTGGCCACGCAGCGTGACATTCCACGAGGGTCGGCTGTACTTTGGCGGCAGTAAGTCGCGGCCATCAACCGTGTGGGGCAGCAAGATCGGGCTATTCTTTGACTTTGTACCATTCGAGTCTTTGGACGATGATGCGGTCGAGGCGACGCTAGACACCAACGATTTGAACGTCATCACCGACATCATTAGCTCGCGTGACTTTCAGGTCTTTACTACTGGCGGTGAATTCTTTGTGCCGCAGCAGGGTACTGAGCCGATCACCCCGCTGTCGTTTACGTTTAAGAACGTCAGCCGAAATGGGATTAAGCCTGGCACTCGGGTGCAATCGGTCGAATCTGGCTCGGTCTACATTCAGCGCCAGGGCAAGTCACTCAATGAGTTTCTGTTTAGCGACACCCAGCTGACCTACATCACCCAGCGGATCTCGCTACTGTCTGGCCACCTGCTGAAAGGGCCGCAGAGGATTGCTTTGCGTCGCGCATCCAGCACCGAGGAAGCCGACCTGCTGCTGATGACCAACACCAATGATGGCAGCATGGCAGTCTTTTCGATCATGCGCAGCCAGCAGATCACCTCGCCATCTGAGTACACCACCGACGGTGAATTTATTGATGTGGGCGTGGATGTGACGCAGATCTACTGTGTGACCAAGCGCGTGTTCAATAGCACAACAAGGTACTTTATTGAGCGTTTCCAGGATGATCTGTATACAGATTGCGCATTTACTGGTGGCGCTGCAGCCAGCGCATCTGGCCTGCCGCATATTGGCAAGGCGCTAGATGTCATTACCGATGGCGTGCCACAGTCGGATGAGACTGTCAGCGGTGGCGGCTCGGTGACGTTTGACAGAGCATCGACCACCAGCTACGAGGTTGGTCTGCCAATCACAGTCTACGTTAAGACCATGCCCGTGGAGATTAAGCTGCAGACCGGCAGCCGAGTATCGTTCAAGAAGCGCATTGTGGAGATTGCTGCGGTACTAGAGGATACGCAGAACCTAGTAATCAATAACCAACCTGTGGCATTCAGGCTGCTGGACAATCCGCTACTGGATGACCCTGAGCCGATCTTCACCGGCATCAAGCGGGTCAATGGCGTGCTGGGCTATAGCCGTGAGCAGTCGATTGAGGTGTCGCAGAACTTGCCATTGAAGATGAACTTACTAGGCCTTGACTACAGAGTGGCCGTTTACTCGGGAACATAGACATGGCTCAACCAGGACAATACATCAGCGCGACTGATCCATCTATGGCAGCCACTACCACCGCAGCCGGAGGATCAACTATCGGCGGCTTTGGCAGTATGCCAAGTGGTGGGCAAGTCGTTGCAGCCGCAGGGTTTATCTCTGCTTATGGCGCAGCACAGGCACAGCAGGCCGCCGCTATCCAGCAGCAGACCGGTTACCTATTGCAGGCGAGAGACAACCTGACCGTTGCTGAAGTGCGGGCAGATATGTCTCAGCAATACGCTGAGATCCAATCTGGCCGGATGCTGAAGAAGGCAGAGATTGAATCACGCAACTATCAGATTGCTGGCAACCAATTGCTGAAGAATCTGCGCTCAGTAAATGCGACAGCTCGGGCTCGAGCTGCTGCTAGCGGTGTGGCATTCGGCGAGGGCAGTGTTGCAGCGGTTCAGCGAGAGAATGTGCGTGCCACTATGTTTGATGTTGGCATTATGGATCTCAATGCCTTGACGGCAAAAGTGCTTGGCTTTGAAGATGCGGCTGCAATGATGCAATCGACTGAGTATCAGAACTTCCTCAATACGTTTGCAGCACAGCGTCAGGCTGGTCAGTACAAGCAAGCAGGTGCAGCAGTGCGTCAGGCGGGTGGCCTGTTGGCTGGCGCTACATTGACCCGTGGTGCGGTTGAGTTTGGCCAGACTGTATACAGAGGGTAGACATGGTAACCAGAATCGAATCGCGTGGGGTTCAAATAGCAGCACCTGGTGGTGCGCCAATGGAGCGCGTGGTGCCGCAGCAGGTTGACTACATGGTGGCGGCCCGTGAGCAGGCGCGTGGTGCTGCGACGATGGGCGACATTCTTGATCGTATGTCGCAGGCAGTATTCGGTGTGGCAAGGGAAATGGCACAGGAAGAAGCGCTACAGTTTGCCGCACAAAATCCAATTACTGATGACCAACTGCAATTGGCAAAAGAGGGTTTGCCATCTGCAATCCCTGGTGTTGGCAAACTTGGCAGTGATGTAACCGTATACGGCAAGGCATTGCAAAAAGCTAGGATGTTGCAATTGTCCGGCCACTTTGAGATGGAAGGCCGCAACGAGCTAACCAAATTGCTGGTTGATGTACAGAATGGTAAAGCCGATTCGCAGGGTGTTGCTGCCAAAATCGCCAATGTTACTGATGGTTATGCCAAGTCGCTGGCTCAAATTGATGGCGAGGCTGCTATCAAGTTTCGTGCAACGATGGCAACTCATGGCAACACAGTATTAAATGCCGCATACGAAGCAGAGCAGAAACGCAGAAAAGCAACAGACCTTGCAAAGTTTGACCTAGACTTTGATAACAGTATGCAATTGCTTGAAGCTGCTGTATCCAGAGGATATTGGTTTGATGAAAATAATCAACAAAGATCGGTTGATGATCTTGCCGGAATGATTCAGACAGCAATCGTCAATCAGTCAATTTTGATTGGTGATGCTGGCATACAAAAAGAATACAGCGAAAAGTTTAGAGTTGCGCTACGCACGGCAAAAACAAATGCTGTGATTAAGCATTTGCAATCTGATGAATATATTGGTGACACAACAGCGACGCTAGAGAAATTGCGTTTAAGGCAGGTCGGGAAGATGAGCGGCATCTTGAATGATCTGTTTAATAACGATATGGATTCATATGCCAAGGTGGTTTCTGGCTATATGCTTGCAGCCAATCAAAGAGAAGAAGCTGCAAGGCGCAAGCGCGAAGATGAAAAGCGCACAGCAGAGGCGACAGCAATCAATTTGCTTGAGCAGATATATCCGATCAAAGATAAAAACAATCCAAAGCGCCAGGCATTGATTAAACAAGTGATGGACTTGCCGCCTGGGTCGCTTCCTATTGGAACGATAAAAGATCTTCTTGAGCCGGAGAAAGAAGGAGAAGGCAATCCACTGGCTGAATACAACGCGCTCGGCATGATCTTCGACAATAAGATCACAACCAAAGAGCAGCTAGACAAAATCCCAGGCCTGAATGCGCGGCAGCGTCTGACGTTATTGAAAGCATTGCGCACAGAAAATAAGGATGGATTGCGCACGCTGGATACTGGCCTGAGTAAATTAGCTGGCATTCCGGTGGAGCCTGGGGTTGTAATATCGCTAGACAAAAACAGCGAGGAATGGAAGCGTAAGCAACAGCTAAAACTTAGAGCTGCGCAGATTGAGGCCGAGGCTGCCAATGAAGGCAAGGTGCTGACAGAGCGCCAGATACTCGACAAAATGGAAAACGAACTGCTGGCAAAACGAAACACGGCAGAAGCAAAGCAAGCCAAGGAAGCGCTGGATTATTTTGTGCTGGATAAGTCTGGTCGAGCAAAGCCAGACCGCGATTGGATTACTGGCCCAATCAATCGACAGACATTGCCAGCACTACGCCAAAAGGCTGGCAATGATCCGAAAAAGCTGCGCCAGGTTCAAGAGATTGAGCGCCTGATAACGGTATCTGAGGGAATGTGACATGGCATACAGCCCAATTGAGCAGCGGTATATCGACATGGTGGTGGAAGGTTACTTCCCTACCATGCCGACAGAGCCAGCGCCTGCAGCAGAGGAAGCAAGCCTAGAAGGTGTGCAGCTAGCTGCTGGGCCAAGCAAGACGCGCACTGATGCGCCTGCTGGTGCTGGCCTACCTAAAGCGCCAACCACGCCTGATGAGGCTGCCGAGCTGATGCGCAGAATGCCATTGGCAACGCAATCAGAAATGATCATGCGCAGGATTGCGGAAGATCAGAAGGCTGGCGTTGTAGGCTCTGTCATTCCAAAAGATATGACAATGCGTCAAAATATGGTTAGCGGTATGCAGCAGATGCTTATTGATAATACAGGCATGGACAATGCACGCGCACGCAAACTATCTGAAACGATGTTTGGTGGCGAAAGCTCTGGCATACCGTTAGGTATTGGCTTGATAGATTTAACGCCGTTTGTCATTCCACTTGCCGCGCAGGAGGCAGGCATCTCTGCTGGTGAGGCAAGAGAGGCTGCGCAGGCGGGCGAGTATGGCAAAGCTGCATTGAGTTACGGAACTGGCGTGCTGCAGGGATTGGATGTTGTGCCTGGTGTGGCAATGGCCAAGACCGGCGTAAAGGCTGCAGGCGAGGCATTGGCACCAGTAGCTGGCGAGATGGTTGAAAGCTATTTGCGCAAGACAGGTGGCTTGATGGATGTCGCCCCTGGCGGTGGGGCTGGCAATCCGCTAACGCCAAAAATTGATTTGCTACCAGGCGTTAACGTCAAGCCAGGCAATAAGATTGGCGTTGAGCAAGATCTACGAGTTAAGGTTGCTGATTTAAATTTTGAAATGCCAGACAAGCCATTGCTTGTTTTGGCTACTAATGAAAAAAATGTAAGCAAGCAAATTGAAAACTTAGATGTAATTTTTAATAAATTCCCAGATCCAATACTGACGCAAGACTCTTGGACAAAAATACTTGGCTATGCTTTTAAAACGGACGAAGTTCCAGTTCCTCCATACGCAGCAATTAAAGCTCTTGAGTCTCCAGAAAATTTAGCAGCACCATTGCGTAAATTGACGCAAGGGCAAATTGATGACGCAAGCGCAGGATTTAAAAACGCAGAACAATTTAAAGAGCTATATACATCTGGCAAAGCTGATGTAGTTACTACTGGCAAACTATTTTTGTGGTCGTTCTTGTCTCGCGGTGTAAGCCCATATGTGCAAGAAGGTTTGTTTATGGACGCAATTAGCGGGATTGAACCTTTTATAAAAAAGGCAGCATCTGGAAAATTTGATAAAGCAGATTTGAATGAGTATTTGAATTGGGCATCAACCGTTGCTGGTAAGGGTTCTGGTCAACCAGGCTCTGGCGCAATGCATAACCTTAATGCGTTTGGCAAAAACTTTTTAACAAAGTTGGCAATTAAGGATGCTGATGGAATTACTGGCTTGCAAAAAGTCCATGAAATGATGGCAAACCCAAATATGAGCGGGCCACAAATTAGGCGAGAGTTTGCAAAGATCGGAACAGGTGTCGGTATTGATAATAAGGTTGTAAGTTTTACGTTGCTTGTCAGTGGCCGCACTGATGTGCTTGTGATTGATCGGGTGCAATTAAGAAACCTTTGGGATGATGGAAGATTTGCTGGTAAGAATCTGTGGGATGGCCGTTCTGAAAAAAGAATGGTTAAGAAAAAAGACGGAAAAGAAGTGGAAGAAAGCGCTCAAATTGCAGGCACCGCACTTTCCGAAATTACATATGGTGCCAAAGGTTTGCTTGTGTATGAGGCAATTGAAAGAGCGATGGCGCAGCGCCTTAAGGAAGCGTACCGATTGGTTGGCCGCGAAGGCGATGCCTCGCTTGGTCGCTATCATTGGGAAACATGGGTTGCTGGATCACAGCAAGAAGCTAGCCACGGAACAATTGACGCGATCATGCGTGAAGCCGCTGGAGTGCCGCAGCCATTTAAGGGTGTGACGGCCAAGCAAGGCGAATACGGAATGTATGACTACGGGGCAAAATATGGTGTGGATGATGCCGGGCCATATTTTATTTATGACAACTCTAAAGGCGAACAATATAGGTTTACCGTGCCAGAATACCGTGATATGTTGACGGCAATAAAAGATCCAAAATCAGGTGTTGTTCCAAAAAATTTCAGAGTTTCTTCCAGTGGCAACGCGCCTTGGTTTGAACGGCCTGAAGTCAATAGGAGTAAGTTAGATGAACTTATCGCAGCAAGAGGCAGCAGAATTGGAAACGCGCCAGGTGGAGAACAATCTATTCCAGCAAATGGCAAAAGTCCAACAACCAATGCAGCCAGAACAAGAACCGCAAGAGCAAGAAGCTCAATCGTAAAAGGGAGCGCCATTGCTCCAGAACAAGGAGCTGAATAATGGCCAACTCACTTGAGCAGCGTCTAGGTTCTATCCTGCCTGACCCAGCGGCACCGGCTACCGGTGAGGTTCCGCTTGAGCCGTTCCCAATAGAAGCGCCTGCAGAGTCGCCTGATATGCTGGCTGGTGATCCTGGCTCACCCAGCATGGACGGGATGCAGGTTGCTGGTCTTGGCTCTATCCTGCGCAAAGCAGTCACCAAAGCAGAGCCCAGCGCTGGCCGCCGGATACTGAGCGATGTAACGCCAGCAGGTGAATTGCCGGAGGCTGGCAAGGTCGGTCGGATGACCGTTATTCCTGAAGCTGACCAGGCATTGGCTGACAAGGTTAAGCAGGCCACAGAGGCCCGCCAGGCTGCTGGCGCAACCAAGGGCAAACCATCACCCACCACCGCAGAGCGTGCCGCTGGTGTGCCGGTTGAGCCATTTAACCTATCGCGCTACCAGACTGATGACGCTGCCGCTGTAGTTGGTGGCGTGGCTGATGCGCTTGGCATCAAGACCCAGCGCGTCACGTTTGATGAGATCAAGCAGAAGGCAGAAGCCAGCGGTATTAGCGAGTCATTCCTTGCCAGGCTAACCACGCCTGATGGCGGGATGCTGCCCAGCGCTGTGGATACCTACAAGGCACTGCAGGTGCTGGAGTCGAGCGCTGTTGAACTAGATCGTTTATTCAAGCTGGTGGATTCTGGCATGGCCACCGATGTGGACAAGCTGGCGCTACGTCAGCAGATTGCTTTCCACGGGCTGGTGCAGAAGGGTGTCAAGGGCATCCAGACTGAAACGGCTCGAGCGCTGGCTGTGATGCGTATGCCACGCGATGGCAAGTCGCAGGCACTGCGCCAGGTGCTGGATGAGTTTGGTGGCGACAACGCGCTGACCGATCTGGCACGGTCTTACATATCGCTGGAGGGTCGCGCAGCCAAGAATGCGCTGGTAGAAAAGTCGATGATGTCAGGTGTCAAAGACGTATGGATGACAACCTGGATCAATGGCCTGCTATCGTCGCCTGTGACCCACGCCAAGAACATTGTTTCTAACTCGCTATTCGGTCTGTACCAGATCCCCGAACGCTTGGTGGCTGGCCTGTATTCCAACTATTTGCCGCAGAAGATAAGAGCCGGAGAGCTGCCACCTGGGCTGCGCTGGTTTGGCGACAGAGTGCCAGGCAGCGAGGCCGAGCGCATTGAGCTGGACGAAGCATTGACGATGACGTTGTCGCTGCGCAATGCCATCATGGAAGGCTTTGAGCTGGCCTCCAAGGCGTGGAAAACGAACAGCCCACAGCTCGACATTGCCAGCAAGGTTGAACTCAGCCGCGCCCCTATGGAAGGCTTGGGCGAATCCTTGCAGCGCATGACAGGTGCCAAGCCTGATAGTTGGATTGGCAAGGGCATGGACTACTACGGCACGGCGATCACCTTGCCTGGTCGTGCGTTGATGACTGAAGATGAATTCTTCAAGGGCGTGCTGTACCGCATGGAGATGAATGCGCAGGTAACGCGCCGCTCGAAGAAGATCTACCGCGAGTCGCTGGCATCTGGCATGAATGAACAGGACGCAATTGCTCGGGCAACCAAGGAAGCCGAGGATCTGCTGGCCAACCCGCCACGCGACTTGGATGAGGCTGCGATGGAGTTTGCCAAACAAGGCACTTTCCAGGCAGATCTGCCACCAGCTCTGGCTTCACTGCAGCGCGTATTCAATCACCCAGTTGGCAAGATCATCGTGCCATTCTTTAAGACACCGGCAAATATTGGATTGAATGTTGTGGAGCGCACACCGTTTGCTCCGCTGTCATCTCGGTGGCGGCAGGAGATTGCAGCCGGTGGCCCGCAGCGCGACATGGCAATGGCCAAGGTATCGCTGGGCTCAACCGTGTTGGCAGGCTTTGCTTTCTGGGCTGCAGAAGGCAACCTGACCGGTCGCGGGCCAGAGCGTAAAGAAGAGCGCGATGCCTTGATGCGCACGGGCTGGCAGCCCTACAGCATGAAGCTGGGCGACAAATGGTACAGCTTCCAAGGCATGGAGCCGATTGGCGCATTGATGGCCATTGCTGCTGACTATGCCGAGTATGCCAAACATGAGCCAGATGCTGGCAAGGTTGAGGAGGTATTCCTTGGCGCGACTTATGGTCTGTATGAGTACCTGAAAGAGCAGCCCTATTTGCAGGGTATCGCTGATGTTGGCAAGCTGATCGGTTTCAATGAGTCTGGCCGGGTCGATGGCGAGAAGATTGTCAACGGACTAACCAAGCAGTTTGGTGGTTTCCTAATTGGCGGCTCACCTGGTGGCGCATACAGCTCATCGGTAGCAGCCATTGATCGCCTGCTAGATCCGACTAGGAAGGACACCAAGGCCAGTCCAGATCTGCCAATGGGCGTGCGTGGTTTTGTCGAAGCATTCAACCAGTACCGCAGCCGCCTGCCTTACTTCAGCGAGTCTGTGCCTGATGCGCTTAACCTGTGGGGCGATACCATGAAGCGCAGCCAGGGCAACCCACTTGAGATGGTGCTGCCGACCAGGGTGTCGCCAGATCAATTCTCTGAGGTGGATGACTTGCTGGTGGAGATCGGCTCACCGATTGGTGTGCCTGACCGCAAGACATCATTTACCCTGGGCGAAGGTGCAGGCTCAATGTCATCACCCATTGAATTGTCGCCAGAGCAATACAACCGGCTGCTGACAATATATGGCAAGGAAACTGCAGCCAAGCAGACGATTCTCGACACCATGCAAATGCCAGGGTATGACCTGCTGCCGCTGGATCAGAAACAGAAGATGATTCAAGGCGTACACAGTAAATTCATGGGCTTTGCAAAAAGACAACTGATGTCAGAATTCCCTGAAATTCAAGACAAAATCATAGAGGTTGGCGAGGCTCGTCAATCCTATGGCATCTATTACAAACCAGATTAAGCTAGTACAATTTTGACAAGGAAGGGTTAAACCATGGGCGTGCCAATTAGTAATGTGACAAGGCGGGTGGTCTATGCCGCAAGCGGCACCGGCCCGTATAACTTCACGTTTGAGATCTTAGCTGCTGGTGACATTGCGGTGTACCGCGATGACACGCTGCTGACGCTGACTACCAATTACACAGTCACCATCAACAGCAACGGCACAGGCTTTGTGACGCTGACTGCAACGCCGACAGGTGCGACGCAGATTGCTATTGTCGGCAACCGTACCATCTCGCGCACGACTGACTTCGTGACCGGCGGCGACTTCTTCGCCAACACGCTGAACGATGAGCTGGATCAGCAGACCATCTTCAACCAACAGAATGCCGAAGGCCTGCAACGTGCGTTGATTGCACCGCAGACAGACCCGACCACAATTGACATGACGCTACCGAGGGCGGTAGATCGTGCCAACAAAACGCTGGCATTCGATGCCAACGGTGACCCAACGCTAGGCATTAGCGCTGCCGATGTAGCCAATGCGGTGACCTATGCCACCAACGCTGCCAACAGCGCGACAGCCGCAGCTTCGTCTGCCTCGGCTGCATCCAGCTCGGCCTCGAGCGCCAGCAGCTCGGCCAGCACGGCAACGACTCAGGCATCCAACGCTAGCACCTCGGCTACCAATGCCGCTAACAGCGCAAGCGCAGCATCTACGTCAGCTACTAATGCAGCCAGTTCTGCCAGCACGGCGGCAACGCAGGCCAGCAATGCCAGCACATCAGCGACTAACGCTGCCAGCTCCGCATCTGCTGCCAGTACGTCAGCATCGAATGCTGCGACCAGCGCGACCAATGCATCTAACAGCGCATCTGCTGCTGCAACCAGCGCATCCAATGCGGCGACAAGTGAAACAAATGCAGCGAACTCTGCTTCTGCTGCGGCTGCATCTGCGGCTTCAGCGGCCAATACCTTCGACAGCTTCGATGACCGATACCTCGGCACCAAGGCAAGCAACCCAACGCTCGACAACGACGGCAACGCCTTGGTAGCTGGTGCGCTGTACTTCAGCACATCTGAAAACATCATGAAGGTGTACGACGGTGCGAGCTGGATTGCTGCAACGTCAGCAGGTAATGTCAGCTTCTTGCGCTTTAGGTACGTCGCCACCTCCGGCCAGACCACCTTCTCGGGCAGCGACTCCAATGCTGCGACCTTGACCTACACGGTCAACAACATCGTGGTGTTCCTGAACGGTGTCTCGCTGGATCAGACCGAGTACACCGCAACCAACGGCACCAGCGTGGTGCTGACAGTGGGCGCAGCGCTGAACGATGAGCTGGTGATCGTCGCCTTCAAGTCGTTCGTCACCGCTGACATGGTGCCTGCATCAACCGGTGGCACCTATGCTGGTGCTGTGCGCTTTGCTGCTGGCTCGGCCTCGGTGCCGTCGATCTCTTTCGATGGCGATACGAATACGGGTATTTACTCTCCTGGTGCGGATACGGTAGGTCTAACGGCTGGCGGAACTCAGGTAGGCTCTGTAGGACTTGGTACGACACTCGCTCTACAAGGTGCTACATCTCAGTCTGGCACAGGCATCACCTTCCCTGCTACGCAATCAGCATCGTCTAATGCGAATACGCTGGATGACTATGAGGAAGGTACTTGGACACCTGCTGTTTCATTTGCTGGAGGAACGACTGGTATTACATATAGTGAACAGCTTGGAAAATATACAAAAATTGGTCGCGTTGTTTATGCGGAAGCTGAAATTGCGCTGACAAGCAAAGGTAGCTCTACTGGTCGATTTCAAATTGATGGTTTGCCTTTTGTTGGGCTACCAAACCAGTTTTCTGGTTCAGTAGAAATTCGATTTGTGACATTCACACAGAAATATGCAATTGTTGAAACTGGTAGATCAGGAAATTATTTCAGACTTATGTTCATAGATAGCGCAGCCAATTCAACTGAAGCTACGAATACAAACATAGCAAACAATTCCGTGTTTTTGTTATCGGCGTTTTATTTTGTTTAATTATCTACGCCGGACTAGCGTAGACGGACACAGGAGACTTACATGATTACCAAAGAAACCGTAGTTGATGAAATTACCGTAAAAGAGAACGGCATCGTGCTATACCGCGAAGCTACTCGCATCATTGAAGATGGCAAGGTACTGACACAGACGTATCACAGGACTTCTTTGACACCGGGGCAAGACTTAGAAGGTCAACCCGCTAACGTGGTGGCGATCTGTAATACAGCATGGACACCTGAAGTCGTATCGGCATATCAAGCAGCGCAGGCCAACAGCCAGCTCGGAGGTTAAGCCATGACACGCGCAAGAGAACTGGCAGAACTAGCTGCTGCTTACGATAGTGGCGGTGGGTTTGGTTTTAGAAATCGCATTATCAATCCGGGAATGGTGATCGATCAGCGTAATGCTGGTGCGGCGGTGACTGCTAACGGCGCATTTCCTGTTGATCGGTATCAAGTATCAAACACTAGCGACGGTGCTTATTCCGCACAACAAGATTCCTCTG